TCAAAAACTTGCTATTGATGTTGGTAGTGTTGCCAGCGGATTAAACCGTAATGCAGTTTCCAGGTGATCCGGTGCTAGATGTGCGTAACGCATAGTCATTTTTATGTCGTGATGTCCGAGGATTTTTTGCAAAGCAAGGATATTTCCACCCGACATCATAAAATGCGCCGCAAACGTATGGCGCAGAACGTGTGTCAGTTGACCGCGAGGGAGCACGATAGACGTTTTTTCCATCACGGATAAAAATTGAAAATAGCAGTCTGTGAAGAAATTGAACCCATCGAGCGCCATGATCTCTTCGTAAAGCTCTTTACTGATAGGGATGCTTCTGTTTTTCTTCCCCTTCGTTCTGACAAAGGTAATTCGGTATTTGGTCACCTGTGAGCGGGTAAGGTTTATTGCTTCTCGCCAGCGTGCGCCTGTGCTTAAGCATATCTTGACTACCAGTGCCAGAATTGGGTCCTGACGTTTGCAATCATCCAGCAGTTCAACAATCTGCTCATGGGTAAGCCATGCCATCTCTTTTTCTGCGATGGTGAATTTTCGCATGTTCTCCAGTGGGTTTGGATACGACCATTCGCCCAGGCGGGATAGTTCGCTAAAAACACTACTTAGATAGCTTTGCTCCAGGTTAATGGTGACCGGGCTGGCCCCTTTCTTCCATTTCTCGCTGAAGTAGATCTCACCTGTCAGTCGTTTATCTCGATAATGGGCAAACATTTTAGATGTGAGATCGGTTGCAAGGGGATTGCCCAGAGCGTCAACCATCAGCAGCAATTTGTCATAGACATGCTGCCCAGCAGTCAGAGATTTACCATGTAGTTTGAACCATAGCTCAACCACGTCTTTCAGGGTTCGACGATCTACTGATTCGCCCAGCCAGGGCTTTGCTTCGGTTTCTTCCATCGTGTGACGCTCAAAAGCCAGTGCTTCGCCTTTGGTGGCGAATTGTTTACGCACACGACGCCCACTACGTCCGGCGGGGTAACATTCGCAAAGCCATTTTCCTGTGGTGAGTTTTCGTACTGCCATAAAAAATGCCCTCCAATAGAGAGCATTTTTACTGTATGTATAACCAGTGTCAATGTATGAAATCTTGCGACCATACATCTCACTGAAGCCATAATGAAGTTGGCTATTTTTTGCTATGTGAGTATGTGACTTTTGCGGTTAGCCTGCGGCTCATTGTTATATTAGGCGCAGATATAAAAGCAAAAATTATCGCGAGTTTTTAGTACAGATTTTTTTTGATTTACTAATGGTTCCATCATTGCAAACGAACTTTCCATCGGAGGTACAGTGAGAGACACCTCCCTTTTTCCCAGAACAAGGATAATTTTTAGCATAGGTAGTTAGTGGGTTTAATAACAAAGAGCATGATAAAACCACAAAAAATACCTTACCAAGCATAGTTTACTCCCGGTATTACCTAACGTACTTAATTGTTAAACTTATAATTTTTCCAATTATTTCAACATCTTCTATCTTGCACTCGAAGGATCTGTTTCCACCTTCAACGAAGATTCTTCCACCGGGTAAACGAGTAATGTCGCGGATTGTTATTTCGCCATCAATACTTATTACCCATTTACCATCACGTATATCATCAAATTCTTTATCACAAATAAATTCAGAATTGTTATCTGTGATGACAAAAGGTTTTTTAAACGTAGAGGGTAGAAATCCCTTATCAAAAATATAAAAACCGTCTTCACGCAAGGCACCATCAGATAATACATACTTAGCAACTTCCATCGTATTTGTATTACCTGAAGTTTGCTTTGAACCATGTCCAGTTGTGAGCCAATTAAGCGAGGTGCCCGTTTCAAGGGCGCACTGGATTACCCATTCTGCTGGGAATGAGTCACGCATGTAGCGTGTAGCGAGTGTACTTTTAGAGATTCCTAAATGATCGCACAACGCCTGTCGAGTTTTGAATCCATAAGCTTCTACCATGCGCTCTATAGCGCCTCGTCCGCCTTTCTCCAAATTCATGGTCACTCCAAGTGAACTTTTATCTTGACGATTTCATGATGCGATCGTATGTTTATGGTGTTCACAAAATACAAACGATCCGTATTCGTCCTGATTAATCATCATTAAACGAGGAATGTTGCATCATGAGACCTAACATTTCAATCACTCTTACCACGCCTCATGTGACTATTGAACGCTATAGCGAGCTGACAGGACTGTCCATCGATACCATCAATGACATGTTGGCTGATGGACGCCTTATCCGTCACCGTTTGCGTAAAGATAAAAAACGCGAAAAAGTGATGATCAACATAGCAGCCATGACCGTTGATGCGCTTTCAGAATGCAATCTAAACCTTAATTAGTTCGATTCTGAAATACATCAGAGGCATTGACCATGTTTGATTACCAAGTTTCCAAACATCCACATTTTGATGAAGCCTGTCGTGCATTTGCACTGCGCCACAATCTGGTGCAACTGGCAGAACGTGCAGGCATGAATGTGCAGATTCTGCGGAACAAGCTGAACCCAGCTCAGCCTCATTTATTAACCGCACCAGAAATCTGGCTGCTTACCGATCTGACTGAAGATTCAACGCTGGTAGATGGTTTTCTGGCACAGATTCACTGCCTGCCATGTGTACCGATTAATGAGGTTGCAAAAGAGAAACTGCCGCATTACGTCATGAGCGCAACTGCAGAGATCGGACGTGTTGCAGCAGGTGCGGTATCTGGTGATGTAAAAACTAGTGCCGGTCGTCGTGATGCTATCAGCAGCATTAACTCTGTAACACGACTGATGGCGCTGGCTGCTGTTTCATTGCAGGCCCGTTTACAGGCTAATCCTGCGATGGCGAGTGCAGTTGATACCGTGACTGGCCTCGGTGCTTCATTCGGTTTGCTGTGAGGTGCTTATGCTGACGAAAGAACCATCATTTGCATCGCTGCTGGTAAAACAAAGCCCGGCAATGCACTACGGTCACGGCTGGATCATGGGTGAGGATGGTAAACGCTGGCATCCGTGCCGTTCACAAGATGAATTGCTGGCAGAACTATCTACGAAAAAACGGGGGAACAAATGGCTATTGAAGGCGCTGCGGCGACTGTTCCATTAAGCCCCGGTGAACGCCTGAATGGACTTAATCACATAGCGGAATTAAGGGCGAAAGTTTTTGGCCTGAATATTGAGTCAGAGCTTGAGCGGTTTATTAAAGATATGCGTGATCCACGGGATATCAATAACGAACAAAATAAACGAGCACTGGCAGCCATATTCTTTATGGCAAAAATTCCGGCTGAACGTCATAGCATCAGCATCAATGAGCTGACCACTGACGAAAAGCGGGAGTTGATTAAAGCAATGAATCATTTTCGTGCAGTGGTGAGCTTATTTCCCAGACGGCTAACCATGCCGAATTAACCAACTAATGAAATTAATGGCGTAAACCCGCCGGGTATCCCTTTATCTAAATTCAGGAGAATTGATTATGCGTAATATTGAAATCCTCACGACTAAAACCGGACCGGATGATGCAGGGCTTAATATTTTACTGACAGAGGCTCGTCTGGAAGAACGCCGGGCAAGGGCTGAAGCAATGGCAGCTCGCCTTGATAGCCTGGCGTGTCATATCTCATCCCGTCAGCTAAACCACGTGGAAGCGGCAGAACTGCTGCGTGTGACTGCTGAAGCAATCCAGAACGAAGCGCAGGAGATCCACTAATGGCTGATGCAATGGATCTCGTACAGCAGCGCGTTGAAGAAGAACGCCAGCGCCATATCCGTGCTGCCCGTGCCAAAACACCGGGCGTGTCTCGCGTGCTTTGCATTGAGTGTGAAGCGCCAATTCCGCCAGCACGCCGCCGTGCCATTCCGGGTGTGCAGCTTTGCATTACCTGTCAGGAAATCGCAGAGCTGAAAGGCAAACATTACAACGGAGGTGCTGTATGAGCACTATCCTGAAATGGGCGGGAAATAAAACCGCCATAATGTCCGAACTGAAAAAACACCTTCCTGCTGGCCCGCGACTGGTTGAACCTTTCGCGGGTTCCTGTGCTGTGATGATGGAGACGGATTACCCCAGCTATCTGGTTGCGGATATTAATCCTGATTTAATCAACCTCTATAAAAAGGTTGCCGCTGATTGTGAATCGTTTATATCTCGCGCCAGAGTTTTATTTGAGATCGCAAACAGGGAGGTGGCTTATTACAACATAAGGCAGGAGTTTAATTACTCCACTGAAATTACTGATTTCATGAAAGCGGTATATTTTCTGTATCTCAATCGTCACGGTTACCGTGGTTTATGCCGCTATAACAAGAGCGGGCATTTCAACATTCCCTACGGTAATTATAAAAATCCGTATTTCCCTGAAAAAGAAATTCGCGCATTTGCAGAAAAAGCCCAGCGGGCAACGTTTTTCTGCGCCAGCTTTGATGAAACGCTGGCGATGTTGAAGGCGGGGGATGTGGTGTATTGCGATCCGCCGTATGACGGTACGTTTTCCGGCTATCACACTGATGGTTTCACTGAAGATGACCAGTATCACCTGGCATCCGTTCTTGAACATCGAGCATCTGAAGGACATCCGGTCATTGTTTCTAACAGTGACACGTCTTTGACCCGGTCTCTTTATCGTAATTTCACTCACCACTACATCAGGGCGAAACGCAGCATCGGCGTTGCAGCGGGGGAGGGAAAATTTGCAACAGAGATGATTGCCACTAAATCTGCTAATTGGTTTAGTGCCGATTTTAGTAGGGGACGTGACTCTACTGTTATTTTCGGGGTGCAAGTGTGAAAGAAATGCACCACGGAATTCATCATTTCCATGGGACGCCTGTCTGGGGAAGTGCTGGCGACGTTCATCGTATTGCGGTGAGCGGAGCTGGTGCTTTCGTCTCCTATGTACGACCAGATCAGATTGCGGCGTCCATTCAGCACGCTCAGGTCGTTGGCATTGATAACGGCGCATTTTCTGCATGGGGGCGTGGGCTAAAAATTAACTGGAGTGATTTTTATAAATGGCTCCTGAACTATTACCACCATCCTAAGGTCGCTTTTTTTGTCATTCCTGATGTTGTGGACGGAGGTGAACGTGACAATGATGCCCTGATAAACGAAGTTCCGAAAATGTTCTACGGGAAGGCAACTCCCGTCTGGCATCTGCACGAGTCAATCGATCGGCTTATCGAGCTATGTCGTGAATGGCCTCGTGTCTGCTTTGGATCGTCTGGTGAATATGCGGCTATTAGAACTGCGCACTGGCATCGTCGTATGCAGGACGCTTTTGAAGCAATTTATTGCCGACACAATTTCAAAACAGCTGTTCATGGTTTGCGCATGCTTGACGGTCGTGTGTTGGGAAATTACCCACTGGCGACTGCCGACAGTACAAATCTTGCCTGCAATGTCCCCAAATTTAATAGCAAATATCCTGAGCTTACGCGGGCTATTCAGGAGGCTGAGTATTCGCGCAATCTGACGGAAAAGGAGCTGAAAGCTGTCATTCTGAAAAACCGTTGCGCAATTTTAAAAGGTGCAATTGAAGCTGTTCGCCCACCTTCAGTTTCTGACTGGCTGTCGAATGGTTTGCAGCCTTCACAGCTCGAACTGGAGATTGCGTAATGAACTACAGCTATTCCTGGAATGCTGAGAAAAAAGCAATCAATCCTTACGTAGAGACAGAAGAGCAATCTTCAGTTTCTGCGCTTTCAAACCTGATCGCTCTGTACGCTGCCGATAACGAGCAGGAACACCTGCGCCGCGAGGTACTGAGTGATCAGGTCTGGGAGCGTTATTTCTTTAATGAATCCCGTGATCCTGTCCAGCGCGAAATGGAGCAGGATAAGCTCATTAGTCGGGCAAAGCTGGCGCATGAGCAGCAGCGTTTTAATCCAGATATGGTCATTCTGGCGGACGTCAATGCCCAGCCTTCCCATATCAGCAAGCCGCTGATGCAACGTATTGAATACTTCAGCAGCCTTGGCAGGCCAAAGGCTTATTCCCGCTATTTGCGTGAGACGATTAAGCCATGTCTGGAACGGCTGGAGCATGTACGCGACAGTCAGCTATCCACTTCTTTTCGCTTTATGGCAAGCCATGAAGGGCTGGACGGCCTGCTGATTCTGCCTGAAATGAGTCAGGATCAGGTGAAACGCCTGTCCACCCTGGTAGCTGCGCATATGAGTATGTGCCTTGATGTAGCTTGTGGTGATTTGTATGCCACCGATGATGTTAAGCCAGAAGAAATCCGCAAGACATGGGAAAAGGTGGCTGCAGAAACCCTGCGACTGGATGTCATACCGCCTGCGTTTGAGCAACTCCGCCGGAAAAGAAACCGCCGCAAACCTGTGCCTTATGAACTCATTCCGGGTTCGCTGGCGCGTATGCTGTGCGCCGACTGGTGGTATCGGAAATTATGGAAGATGCGTTGCGAATGGCGGGAAGAGCAGTTGCGTGCTGTCTGCCTGGTCAGCAAAAAAGCATCTCCCTATGTCAGCTATGAAGCCGTGATGCATAAACGTGAGCAGCGCCGTAAGTCGCTGGAGTTTTTCCGTTCTCATGAACTGGTGAACGAAGACGGCGACACGCTGAACATGGAGGATGTGGTAAACGCCAGCAGCAGCAACCCGGCGCATCGCCGCAACGAGATGATGGCCTGTGTTAAAGGCCTGGAGCTTATCGCGGAAATGCGTGGTGACTGCGCCGTTTTCTACACCATCACCTGTCCGTCACGTTTCCATTCCACGCTAAATAACGGCAGGCCAAACCCGACCTGGACCAACGCGACAGTAAGACAAAGCAGTGATTATTTGGTCGGCATGTTTGCTGCATTTCGTAAGGCGATGCACAAAGCCGGATTGCGCTGGTATGGCGTGCGGGTGGCTGAGCCGCATCATGACGGTACAGTTCACTGGCACCTGTTGTGTTTTATGCGCAAAAAAGACCGCCGCGCCATCACTGCATTACTGCGTAAGTTTGCCATTCGTGAAGACCGCGAGGAGCTGGGTAATAACACGGGACCACGCTTTAAGTCTGAGCTGATAAACCCGCGCAAAGGTACGCCAACAAGCTACATCGCGAAATACATCAGTAAGAACATTGACGGGCGTGGTCTGGCTGGTGAGATCAGCAAGGAAACGGGTAAATCCCTGCGTGATAACGCTGAATACGTTAATGCCTGGGCGTCTCTGCATCGTGTTCAGCAATTCCGCTTCTTTGGTATTCCGGGGCGTCAGGCTTACCGTGAACTGCGATTGCTGGCTGGTCAGGCGGCAAGGCAGCAGGGGGACAAAAAAGCAGGTGCGCCGGTACTGGATAACCCACGCCTTGATGCCATCCTGGCTGCTGCTGATGCTGGCTGTTTTGCCACCTACATCATGAAGCAGGGCGGCGTGCTGGTTCCCCGCAAATATCACCTTATCAGAACAGCTTATGAAATTAACGAAGAGCCGACCGCCTATGGCGATCACGGTATTCGTATTTATGGCATCTGGTCACCCATTGCAGAGGGTAAGATCTGCACTCATGCAGTGAAGTGGAAAATGGTTCGTAAAGCCGTTGACGTTCAGGAGGCGGCAGCCGACCAGGGCGCTTGCGCCCCTTGGACTCGTGGCAATAACTGTCCCCTTGCTGAAAATTTGTACCAACAAGGGAAAGACAAATCAACTGATGGAGATACCAGAACGGATATCACCCGCATGGATGACAAGGAGTTGCACGATTACCTGCACAGTATGAGCAAAAAAGAGCGCCGGGAACTGGCAGCAAGGTTACGCCTGGTGAAACCGAAACGGCGTAAAGACTACAAACAGCGAATTACAGACCATCAGCGACTGCAGCTCGTGTATGAACTGAAGTCCAGGGGATTTGATGGCAGCGAGAAAGAGGTCGATTTACTGCTTCGCGGCGGCAGTATTCCGTCAGGAGCAGGCCTACGTATCTTCTATCGGAACCAGCGTTTGCAGGAAGATGATAAGTGGCGAAACCTGTATTAATTACGCGGGTTAACAATTCGTGCTCTTAATAATACCAGGCATATCAGGCTGATGAGCGTAAAAAAACGTTTTACATCAGTAAGATTATTATATACTGTAAACATAAACAGTGGTTATATATACAGTATTGCTTTGGTGTCATAGGAGGAAAGATGCAGGACTATTTTTTGGAGTCTTTGAAGCTCCAGCGCATTGATTTTTTTCTTAAGCTTGTAGCGGCTAGTGAGTGTAGTGATGAAGAGAAGGGGCTGGCCCTGCAGTGGGTTTCTGAACTGACAGATGAACTCATGGCAAAAATCAGAACCCACGAATACAACCGCTCAATGGATGTCATCAGCTGAGGTGACTTTTATGCGCATTGAAATAATGATCGATAAAGAGCAGAAGATTAGCCAGTCTACACTGGACGCCCTTGAATCCGAGCTTTACCGCAATCTGCGCCCCCTGTATCCCAAAACGGTAATTCGTATCCGCAAAGGTAGCTCTAACGGTGTGGAACTGACCGGACTGCAACTGGACGAAGAAAGAAAACAAGTGATGAAAATTATGCAGAAGGTGTGGGAAGACGACAGCTGGCTGCATTAAGAAACGTTGCTGGCGTCTGAACTTGTTTCTGGCGTCAGCAAGGTTGAACAACGAGCCCTTGCGAGGCGTTAGCTCTGTAGTGCATGTCTATGCCGCATGAGATCGCATGATCGTTTGAGGATCGTTTTTGCTAAGGCCCGCCAGAACTGGCGGGCTTTTGCGTAGATCATGCAGGTGCATGAAAACCACTACATAAAGCGGGCAGGCGTGGCGGGGATACGAGCGCGCGCCTTGCCTTATATCTATTTGTTCATTAAAATCATTACGCTCTTTAGTGTAGGAACATTGGTTCCAGCCGGGTGATTAGCCAGGCTTAAATTTATTGTCCGGTTTAGGGTTGCGAAAGACACAGATTTCTCCTTCGCATCCCTGCCCGGGGCAGATATGCGAAGGAGAAATCTGTGTCTTTCGCTGTCTTTAGTGAAGAGTCAAAGCGCTATGTAAAGTTGCATGGCGCTTTGGTTTTAAGAGGGGTTATATGCAACTAACTTCTAAAATTATCAGTAAGTTTAATTATAATAGATTAGCTTTCCAATTACTTTTAAATGAGGCCCCCAAAAAATATAAAGTTTATTATATTCCTAAACGTGGCGCAGGTTTTCGGGTGATAGCTCAGCCGACAAAGGAACTAAAAAACGTACAGAGATTTATAGTATCTTTGCTACAGCCAAAGCTGCCTGTTCATCATAAGGCAATGGCATATGAATATAAAAAAAGTATTAAAGATAATGCATTGTTGCATAAAGATAATAATTATATTCTTAAAATGGATTTTCAGAACTTCTTTAACAAAATTAAACCTGATATATTTTTCTCGAAACTTGAGAACACAGGGCTGAAATTGGATTCATTTGATGAGAACACCCTACGTAATTTGCTTTTTTGGCGTCCGGGAAAAAAGAGAAGTACAACGTTGATATTAAGTGTAGGGGCGCCAAGCTCACCATTTATTAGTAATTTTGTTATGTATGACTTTGACAAGAGTCTTGATGATTGGTGCCGTAACAATGGTATCACTTATTCAAGGTATGCAGATGATATAACTTTTTCAACTAATATTAAGGATATATTGTGCAGGGTTCCTAAGGTGGTAAAAAAAATGTTGTCGCTCCATGTTCCCGGTCTATCAATCAATGAATCTAAAACAATTTTTACATCGATGGCTCATAATCGGCACGTGACTGGTGTAACACTTACACCTCAGGGCAATTTATCAATTGGTCGCGATCGTAAAAGGATGCTGTTTGCAAAGATTCATAAATATTCTTTGGGACTCTTATCTTCCGAAGAAATAAATAAAACCAAAGGGATGATTGCGTTTGCAAATTATTTGGAGGGTGATTTTTTATTAAGGTTACAAAAAAAATATGGTTGTGAGTTAATAACTAAGTTCCTGATGGAAGGAAACAAATAATGATAAATAAAATGAATTTAGAGACTTGCTATGTTGATTTTTTAGAGTTGGAATCACATGTGATAAACGAGGATTATTTGAAGGAGTCTGTTGAGCTTCAAAAGCTAATATCTACTTTAAATGAGAGTAAGTTTCATTTAAATAAAATAGGTATACATGATTTTAAACGGATAAGAGAACTACAGATTTCTTTAGAAGATGATTTGACTGTTTTTGTCGGGGATAACGGATTCGGTAAAAGCACTATTTTGGATGCAATAGCAATTGTTTTGAGTTGGTTGAGATCAAATATTGAAAAGGAGAGTAAGCCTGGTACTTATATTAAAAGCCATGAAGTTAATAACTCTGTTGATGTTGAGTATGCATCAATTGATGCAAATATAAAACTCAAGGACTTTAATACCAGTATTTTGATTACTAAAGCGAAAGAGGGGGCATATTATTCTAGAAATAATGAATTGTTGGAGATAAAAAAACTTGCAAGTATTTATAGACTTGTGAATAAATATGTTGATAATGCAAGCTTGCCTTTGATGGCATATTATTCTATTGCGCGTTCTTATATAGGCGGTGGGGTTGATAGGAAAAGAAAAAATGCTAAAACTAAAACTGTATGGTCAAAATTCGATGTGTATGATGAAATCGAGTTTGACAGAAATGATTTTACCGATTTTTTTCAATGGCTTGTATTTCTTCATAACAGAGCTTCACAAGAGAAATTGAGTGAGTCACAAACGACAATCAATGCGTTATTTTCAGATATTCAGAGTTTGAAAGCAACATTAACTCAACTATCTGCGATTGATAATATTGATTCAACAGTTATAAAAGGTTTAGAGCTTTCGCTTAAAGAAAAATTGAACTACATGAAATCTCTGCAATCAGGAGAACATAAGTTTAATAATGCAGTATCACTTTATGATAGTGTTATAAATACCATTCTAAAGTTCTTGCCTGAATTTCAGTGGATTAAGCTTGTTTATGGTGATGATGATTATAAGATTATCCTTAAAAAAGGAGAGGTTGAATTAGATATTCAACAGTTGTCTCAAGGTGAGAAAACTATATTTACTTTAGTTGGTGATTTGGCTCGACGTTTAATTTTACTTAATCCAAATTTATCTAATCCTCTATTGGGATATGGGATTGTTTTAATTGATGAAATTGATTTGCATTTGCATCCGCAATGGCAACAGACAATTATTGAGCGTTTGACATCTACATTCCCAAATGTTCAATTTGTAATTACTACCCATAGCCCACAGGTTTTATCCACTGTTAGCTCTCGTTCAGTGCGTATTCTACAGGAAGTGGAAGTAGATGGTGTTAATGATTTGATAGTGTCTCACCCCGACTATCAAATAAAAGGTGTTAGTAATCAGGATGCACTTTTATATGGAATGAGAACTGATCCTATACCCTCTACTAAAGAAAATGGTTGGCTTGAAGAATATAAAAAATTGGTTGAGCTTAATCGTTATAGCAGTGACGAGGCTCTTTTGTTAAGAGAAAAAGTTATTAAACATTTCGGATTAGACCATCCTTTAGTTCAAGAGTGTGATGATCTTATATCTGTTTTGGAGTTCAAAAATAAGATAAATCAGCACTTTTCTGGAAGTAAGGATGTAAAATGAAATATCTATCTAGGCAAATGCCAGGGCCTTCCGTTCTTAATAAATTTGACTATAGGAGGGATGATTGGAATTCCCTATCATCAAATGATAAAAAAGAAATATGGGAAGAAATAATAAAAATGCAAGGTAAATTATGTGCTTATTGCGAGAAAAAAATAGAGCATCATAAAAGTGGTGGCAAAAATAAAGTTGAGAGGCATATTGAACATTTTTACAGGAAAAGTTATTACAAAAATTTAACTTTCGAGTGGTCTAATTTGTTTGGCTCATGTGGTGAGCCGCAAAGGTGTGGGTTTTATAAGGATAAGCAAAAATATAACGATGATGATTTAATTAAAGCTGATAGACAAAATCCAGATGTTTTTTTCCATTTTTTGGAAAATGGTGATGTTCATATTAGAGAAGGCTTGAATGAGAAAGAACACAAAATGGCAGAGGTTACGTTAAGAGTATTTAACTTAAACCCGTCCTCAGGAGGAGTCAAGGCGGAAAGAAGACGTGCAATAGAATTAAGCATGACATTAATAAAGGAACTGGTCGGATGTGCATCTCAGCTTATTGAATCAGGATGTGAAATTGAAGATGTTAGATCTATGGTCTTTGATGAGTTTAAAAAGAATGTAAAAGATAGATGCTTTACCACTGCGATAAAGCATGTTTTTGAGAATAGAATGCCTTAAAGGTTAGAGGGATGTATATATAATTAATCTATATTATATTCTGAGAAATTGATAATATGCATCCCTATCCACTGATTAAATTCATGGATTTTTTTTTGTAGAGGTACTAATTCATTTGTCACAAAAACCTTACTAGCTTTCTCCACATCCCCAAACCCCCCAACATTATTCGGCATAATCCCCATCATTTGCGGCGGCACACGGTGTGCCGCCATCATGTCGTCCCGGCTCACGTTCTTGATATTCAGAAATTCATCCTTCGCTGCAACTTCTGACAACGGGATGATCTGAAGCCCGTCCTTTTTGCCGTTAGGCGAGTACATAAACAAGTTACGGAAGTTGCCCGGTCCTTTGGCGCTTTTCATCGCGTTGCGGAGGTTGTTCACATCCTCCTGGTTCTGCGCGGCGTCAGTCATATACATGATGAAGCCTGCATGACTGCCGTTAATGTAATACTTGCGGCGGAACAGCGTGGCGGACTCGTTGAGCAGGGCTGACGGAATGGCAGAAAGATAACCGGGCAGGCCGTAGATCTCCTGGTTGATGTCCGGTTCCATCAGATGAAAAATGCTGCCTTTCGCGAACTGATACGGCTGGGTTGTCATACCGTATTGTACAAACCAGTAGGTATCCAGGTCTAACCCGCGTCGGGTGTATTTTGCCAGCGCAGGCTCAAGGGCGATAACTTCACCGAATCGGTTCGTGCGTTTCTCCAAGTAGGCGTTACCAAATACCAGATAGTCCAGCACAAAACGCGAAAAAGCCTGCTGGCTGAGAAGCGGGTGAGGGATGTAGGTGCTGGTCAGAATGTTGCATTTCACTGCAATTGGTGAACTGTGATGCACGGCAGCGCGGAAGGTGCGCGCCAGTCCGTCAAAGCTGACGGGAGGCTCATACCAGCGATCTGTCTGTACGCATTCCACATAGTCCAGCAGTTCGCGGCGGTCAAGTACTGGAATGGGATCACCGAAGCTGAATGCTTCGGCTGAAGCTTGGCTTTTATGCTGGATCTGGTTCGTCGCCGCAGCGCGTTTTTTTTTACTCTTTCCCATCAAAAAATCTCCACAATATTGCTGGTATTGGCGGACTCGCCCTGCAGCGGTTCGTTAAACAGTGCGTGCATTGTTGCCCAGGCCAGATCGGCATGGCTGGCTTCTTCACTGCGGCTTGCTTCATAGGTCGGGCGGTTGCCGCTGGCGGTGGTTGCGCGACGGATTGCCATAAATGACTGCGCTATGTCGGTGTGTCCGGCGTCAAACTCCAGACGACGGTGACTGATAATGTCGTAGGCCTTGAGTACCAGGGCGTTTTTAACGTTGGGGTTGTAGACAAACTCCCGGACGGCTGGAAAAAACGCTTTCACGTTTTCATAAACCCCGTGACCGACACCCGTCGAGTCGATGCCGATATAGGTCACGTTGTACTGTTCGGTCAGTTTTTTGATGGCGTCAGCCTGGGCGCGGAAGTCCATCCCGCGCCACTGGTGACGCTCAAGAATGCGGAACTTACCGCCCGGCACGGCTGGCGGTGCCACCACCACGCATCCGGCGCTGTCGCCGTTTTGCGTACCTTTTGCCGGGTCATAACCGATCCACACCTCGCGCCAGCCAAACGGGCGCAGGGCCAGTGCATGAAAGTCGGTCCAGACTTCCCAGCTGTCCACCATGCACGCCTGCAGCTCGCTGAGCGGGAACACGGACGCGAGATCGTCCACGAACTCGCACATCAGCAGGTTCTGGTATTCGTCCGGGCTGTACTCCATGCGCAACTGGTCAAGGTCGAACAGGTTACAGCCGCCGCGCACCGCATCTTCCACGGTGACTATCTGGCGGTATTGCCCGTCTGCGCACAGCAGGCCGGGGGCCAGATTGCTATGGGACAGGTCGATGTCCACCTTGTCGGCTTTGTTGCGTCCACGGTTGAACAGCGCACCGGACCAGAACGGATAAGCACTGTGGGTCAGGCTGGATGGCGTGGAAAAATAGGTTTGTCGCCATTTTTTGTGAATAGCCATACCGGAAGCCACTTTGCGCAGCTCCTGGAATTTCGGTATCCAGAAATATTCATCCAGATACAGGTTGCCGTGGTAACTCTGGGCCGTGCGGGCATTGGTGCCGAGGAAGTAAAGAGTGGCCCCGTTGGGAAGCACCATCGGATCGCCTTTCAGCTCCACCTCCACTTCTTTGGCGAAGTCGATGATGTACTGTTTAAAGACGTGGGCCTGTGCCTTACTGGCGGAAAGGAAAATCTGGTTACGTCCGGTTAGCAGGGCGTCAATCAGGGCTTCACGGGCAAAATAGAAGGTCGCGCCGATCTGGCGTGACTTCAGCAGGTTGCGGATGCGGTTGGTTTTTCCGGCTTCCCACCAGTGGCGCTGGTAGTTGAACATGGAGGAATGGAAGATTTCTTCCAGCTTCTCAATCTGTTCATCGGTGAAAACATTCTTTTCCGGCTGACGGCGCGGGCCTTTGTTGCGGTTGGCGACGTTAGGGTTTAAGTCGGCTTCGTTGCCGCCATTGTTAAACTTGCCGATCCGCGCGTGGCGCTCCGACTGGCGCGCCAGCAGGTCAATTTCTTTAAAGTCTTTCCCTTCTTTGTGCTCCTTCATGATGAGCTGGCAGTAGCGTGCGGCGGTGGTGAGCTGCATCTGATCCAGCGGCCCATAGTCACCCCACTTGTCGCGTTTTTTCCAGCTGTGAACGGTTGCAACTTTCTCGCCCAGCATTTCAGCAATGCGGGCTACGCGGTATCCCTGAAAGTACAGCAGCATGGCCTGCCGACGGGGATCGAGATCTGCGGGTGTCAGTGTGGTGTTCATGGCACAAACCTACAGCCTTGAATGACGGCTTTCCCCGCCTGCGGTTTGTGTGGTTGTCGGTACAAATACCGCGCATTGTTTCACTGCCCCCATCACCGCAACCATAAGGCTCCAGTAAGTTTTTTCTAACGGAGCACGGCTCATGACAGTGAAAGCAAAGCGTTTTCGCATCGGGGTGGAAGGTGCCACCACCGACGGACGCGAAATCCAGCGTGAATGGCTGGAACAGATGGCAGCCAGCTACAACCCGGCGGTGTATACCGCGCTGATTAACCTTGAGCACATCAAGTCTTATCTGCCGGACAGCACCTTTAACCGCTACGGCAAGGTGACGGCGCTGTTTGCTGAAGAAATCACGGAAGGTCCGCTGGCGGGCAAGATGGCGCTGTATGCCGACGTTGAGCCAACGGAGTCCCTGGTGGAGCTGGTGAAAAAAGGCCAGAAATTATTCACCTCTATGGAAGTCAGCCCGAAGTTTGCTGATACGGGCAAAGCCTACCTGGTCGGCCTGGCTGCCACTGATGATCCCGCCAGTCTGGGTACGGAAATGCTGACATTCAGCGCCAGTGCAGCCCATAACCCGCTGGCAAACCGCAAGCAGAATCCCGCCAATCTTTTTACCGCTGCAGAGGAAACGGTGATCGAACTGGAAGAAATCCAGGAGGACAAGCCGTCCCTGTTTGCCCGTGTCACGGCGCTGTTTACCAAAAAAGAGCAGTCCGATGACGCCCGGTTCTCTGATGTGCATAAGGCCGTGGAGCTGGTTGCCACTGAGCAGCAGAACCTGAGCGCACGCACCGAAAAATCCCTGTCTGAGCAGGAAGAACGTCTGTCTGAGCTGGAGACTGCCCTGCAGGCACAGCAGACCGCCTTTAACGAACTGGTGAATAAGCTGAGTCATGAAGACAGCCGCCAGGACTACCGCCAGCGTGCAACAGGCGGTAACGCCCCCGCTGACACTCTGACCAATTGCTGATGGAGCACAAAACCTGATGAAGAAGAATACCCGCTTTGCTTTTAACGCTTACCTGCAGCAGCTGGCGCGTCTGAACGGTGTGGCAGTTGAAGAACTGTCCAGCAAGTTCACTGTAGAGCCGTCTGTGCAGCAGACGCTGGAAGACCAGATCCAGCAATCCGCCGCATTCCTGACGCTGATTAATGTCACGCCAGTGACTGAGCAGTCTGGTCAGTTGCTGGGGCTGGGTGTTGGCAGCACCATTGCCGGAACCACTGATACCACCGCAAAAGAGCGTGAGCCTGTCGATCCGACGCTGATGGTCGATGTGGAATATAAATGCGAGCAGACCAACTTTGACACGGTGCTGACCTACGCGAAGCTGGACCTGTGGGCGAAGTTTCAGGATTTCCAGGTGCGTATCCGTGACGCCATCGTGAAACGTCAGGCACTGGACCGCATCATGATCGGCTTTAACGGCGTGAAGCGTGCGAAAACCTCCAACCGTAGCGAAAACCCGCTGCTGCAGGATGTGAACAAAGGCTGGCTGCAGAAAATCCGTGAGGATGCACCGGATCACGTCATGGGCAGCACCACCACGGGCGGTGAAACCACACCGGGCGCAGTGAAAGTCGGCAAAGGTGGCGAATATGCCAACCTGGACGCTGTAGTGATGGATGCGGTCAATGAGCTTATCGACGTGGTCTACCAGGACGATGACGATCTGGTGGTGATTTGCGGTCGTGAACTGCTGTCTGACAAGTATTTCCCGCTGGTCAACAAAGAGCAGGAAAACAGTGAAAAACTGGCTGCCGATATGATCATCAGCCAGAAACGCATGGGTGGCCTGCAGGCCGTGCGTGCGCCATTCTTCCCGCCGAATGCGCTGCTGATCACCCGTCTGGATAACCTGTCCATCTACTGGCAGGAAGACACCCGCCGCCGTTCAGTTATCGACAACCCGAAACGTGACCGGATTGAAAACTTTGAATCCGTTAACGAAGCCTATGTGGTTGAGGACTACCGCTGCGCAGCACTGGTGGAAAACATCCAGATTGGCGATTTTAGCGCCGCTGCAGCAGAAGCCGGAGCGTAACCCATGAGCCTGAGTCCCGCACGGCAGCATCGCCTGCGCGTTCAGGCTGAACAGGCCGCTCGTGAGGGTGGCAGTGTTCGCCACGCGTCGGGCTATGACCTGATGCTGCTGCAACTGGCGGAAGACCGCCGCCGCCTCAAGGGCGTTCAGTCCACGGTCAAAAAAGCGGAAATCAAAGTGGAGCTGCTGCCAAAGTACGCCGCCTGGGCGGAGGGTGTCCTGGCTGCCGGAGGCGCTCAACAGGATGACGTGCTGATGTACGTGATGCTGTGGCGCATTGATGCCGGCGATTATGCCGGGGCGCTGGAGATTGGGCGTCATGCTCTGCGTCATGGCTGGGTGATGCCGCTGGGTAACCGCAACGTGCAGACCGTGCTGGCAGAGGAAATGGCAGACGCGGCACAGAGCGCAATGCTTGCCACTACCGGCTTCGATGTCGATCTGTTGCTGCAGACGCTGGAGCTGACAGACGGTCTGGATATGCCGGACCAGTCACGGGCGCGTCTGCATAAAGCGATTGGCGCTGTCCTGAGTGAAAGCAATCCGGCTTCCGCCCTTAATCATCTCAACCATGCGTTACAGCTCGATCCCCGCTGTGGCGTGAAAAAAGACAAACAGCAGCTGGAGCGCAGACTGCGCAATGACAGCCGCTGACAGAACGTGCCCCCGCGCACGGGCGGCACGGGGTGGCGAAAGGCACTGCCACATCAAAACCCCGTCCACCGCCCTCTATTTCAGGAGAAAGCAGCATGAAGTTTGTTGCGCCAGAACAGGCACCGGAACAGGCGGAAATCATCAGGAATACGCCGTTCTGGCCTGATGTGGACCTGTCGGAGTTTCGCAGCGTGATGCGCACTGACGGCACGGTGACGCAGCCGCGTTTAAAGCAGGTTGCGCTGTCGGCAATTTCGGAGGTCAACGCAGAGCTGTATGAGTTTCGCAGATGCCAGCAGATGCTGGGGTATGCCTCGCTGGCAGAGGTTCCGGCGGAACAGCTGGACGGCAAAAGTGAGCGCATTCAGCACTATTTCAACGCGGTTTACTGCTGGGCACGCGCCATGCTCAACGAACGTTACCAGGACTATGACGCCACGGCGTCCGGTGTGAAGCGGGGCGAGGAACTGGCGGAAGCAAGCGGTGATTTGTGGCGTGACGCCCGCTGGGCCATCAGCCGAGTGCAGGATGCGCCGCACTGCACAGTGGAGCTTATCTGATGAAAGTGCGTGCGCATCAGTATGACACGGTGGACGCGCTTTGCTGGCGTCATTACGGGCGCACGCAGGGTGTCACGGAGCAGGTACTGAAGGCAAATCCGGGGCTTGCCGAATACGGCCCCTTTTTACCTCACGGGCTGCAGGTGGAGCTGCCGGACATTCCGACCACCACCACTGTGCAGACCGTCCAGCTATGGGACTGAATTATGACGCTTGAGCGAATCAGCGCCTTTATCACGTATTGCATCGCCGTCGTGCTGGCCTGGCTGGGCGATTTGTCCATCAAGGATGCCTCAACGCTGGGCGGCCTGATGATTGGTGTGCTGATGCTGGCTATCAACTGGTACTACAAACACAAAGCCTACCAGCTTCTGCGCGACGGGCAGATCTCGCGGGAGGACTATGAATCCATCAATCGTTAAACGCTGCCTTGTCGGGACCGTGCTGGCTATTGCTGCCACGCTGCCGGGTTTTCAGCAGCTTCACACCTCCGTGGAGGGGCTGAAACTGATTGCCGATTACGAAGGCTGTCGTCTGCAGCCGTATCAGTGCAGCGCGGGTGTCTGGACCGACGGCATTGGTAATACATCGGGCGTCATTCCCGGCAAAACCATTACGGAACGACAGGCAGCGGAAGGGCTGATCTCCAACGTGCTGCGTGTGGAGCGGGCGCTGGAAAGGTGTGTGAAGCAACAGCCGCCGCAGAAGGTGTATGACGCTGCGGTGTCGTTTGCCTTCAACGTGGGAACGGGCAATGCCTGCAGTTCCACGCTGGTGAATTTACTCAATCAGCGGCGCTGGGCAGATGCGTGCCGACAGTTGCCGCGCTGGGTTTATGTGAAAGGTGTTTTTAATCAGGGGCTGGATAACCGCCGTGCGCGGGAGATGGCCTGGTGTTTACAGGGAGCAAACTGAAATGAAAAAGAAATTAATCAGCGGACTGTTTCTGATGTTATGGATGGCGCTGTTAATCGCAGCAATGGTGTATCCGCAGGGGATTTTTCCGGTACTGGCAGCGTCCGGCGTTTGGGTAGCCTGTTTGCTGACATGGGCGGTAATTCCGGTAGCACTGGCTGCGTTAATTAAGAATGGCCCGCTCTGGCAGGAGTTAAGGGCATCTTTGCTGAAGACAATTACCCGAAAAGAAAACGTATTTACCAGTTGGGTGATGCGATTGCTGATTGTTGTAAGTCTCGCCTGGACGGGGGGGGCTATTACCCTGGTCTTTTATCTACTGACCGTTATTGCCTTCTGGATCACCCGTAATCAGATGGCGCAACAGGTAGCAGCATGAACCGGTTGCTGCTGGTTGTGCTGGCGTTATTACTGGCGGCGCTGGGCTGGCAGACGTGGCGGCTGGCTGATGCCAGCCAGACCATCAGCACGCAGGCAGACGAGCTGCAGAGCAAAAGCCAGGCACTGGCAAAGAGCAACAGCCAGCTTATCAGCCTGTCCATTCTGACTGAAACCAATAACCGGGAGCAGGCGCGGCTCTATGCCGAAGCAGAACAGACCAGCGCACAGCTGAGACAACGACAACGCCGGATCGAGGAACTGAAACGTGAGAACGAGGATTTACGCCGCTGGGCTGATACTCCTTTGCCTGCTGACATTATCCGGCTGCGGGAACGTCCGGCACTCACCGGAGGTGCAGCTTACCGTCAGTGGTTGTCCGCGAGTGACGCCGTGTCGGCTGGTGCAGGCAGCGCCGCGCACTAACGGTGACCTGAACGAGTTGCTGGATGAAACGGAGGCCGCCTGGGCGGTCTGTGCAGACAAAGTGGACATGATTATTGCGTGTCAGGAGCGAAACAGTGAACAAACCACAATCCCTGCGCCACGCCCTCAATAAAGCGGTGCCTTATGTCCGCAATAACCCGGACAAACTGCATCTGTTTGTGGATAACGGTTCGCTGGTTGCCACGGGGGCCAGCTCCATGTCATGGGAGTACCGCTACACCCTGAACGTGGTGATTGAGGATTTCAGCGGCGACCAGAATCTGCTGATGGCCCCGGTTTTGCTGTGGCTGCGGGATAACCAGCCCGATGCCATCAATAACCCGGCGTTACGGGAAAAGCTATTCACCTTTGAGGTGGATATTCTGCGCAACGATGTCTGTGATATCAGCCTTAACCTGCAACTGACGGAGCGTGTGCTAGTCAGCACTGACGGCAGTGTGTCGAACGTTGAAGCGGTAGCGGAACCTGATGAACCTGAAGAAATGTGGACGGTGAAACGTGGCTGAACTGCAGAAGGTGGACAACTGGCTGAGTGCATTATTGGCGAATCTGGAGCCAGCCGCAAGAAGCCGCATGATGCGCCAGCTGGCGCAGGAACTGCGCCGGACACAGCAGCAGAACATCAGGATGCAGCGCAATCCTGATGGCAGCAGTTATGAGCCGCGCAGGGTAACAGCACGCAGCAAAAAGGGGCGCATCAAACGTCAGATGTTTACAAAGCTGCGCACCACAAAATACCTGAAAACTGCCGCCAGCGCCGACTCTGCCAGCGTGCAGTTTGAAGGCAAGGTACAGCGCATTGCCCGTGTTCATCACTACGGCTTACGTGATCGCGTCAGCCGCAAAGGACCGGAGGTCCGTTACGCAGAGCGTCGCCTTCTGGGTGTAAATGATGATGTTGAGGCAATGACCCGCGACATGATTCTGCAATGGCTGGCGGGGTGATCTTTGTATCAGCACTGATACAAGTTGCAGCACTGCCGCCTTTCTTCCCCTGATGGCAACCTTTCCCTATGAACGCACAATTAACCGAAATCATGCGCCTTATCACCAACCTGATCCGCACTGGGGTAGTCACCGAAGTGGACAGGGAAAACTGGCTTTGCCGGGTGAAAACGGGCGAGCTTGAAACCAACTGGATCAGCTGGCTGACGCTGCGTGCCGGGAATGCCCGCACATGGTGGCGACCATCGGAAGGTGAGCAGGTGGTGCTGCTGAGTCTGGGCGGCAATCTGGAAACCGCCTTTGCGTTACCCGCCATCTATTCGAATCAGTTCGCGCCACCGTCGACGTCGGCGGACGCCTGCGTGACAGAACATCCTGACGGTGGCTGGTTTGAATACGAACCCGCCACCGGACGCTGGTATGTCAGGGGCATCAAATCAATGGTCATTGAGGCCGCTGACAACATCACCATGAAAACCAGTGAGTTTGTACTGGAGGCTGACCGCACGCGTATTAACAGCGAAGTGGTGATCAATGGTGGCGTTACCCAGGGCGGCGGAGCGATGAGCTCTAACGGGATTGTGGTTGATGCGCATCAGCATACTGGCGTCCTGAAAGGCGGCGATACAACCGGAGGCCCGGTATGACGCTTTATAGCGGGATGAACAATACCAGCGGCAAAGTCATTACTGATATTGATCATCTGCGCCAGTCGGTGCGGGACATTCTGCTGACACCGCAGGGTAGCCGCATTGCCCGCCGGGAATATGGTTCCCTCCTGTCGGTTTTGATAGATCAGCCACAAAATCCGGCATTACGCCTGCAGGTCATGTCGGCAGTGTATGTGGCGCTGAGTCGCTGGGAGCCACGGCTGACGCTGGATTCCATCACCATCAACAGCAACTTTGACGGTTCTATGGTGGTGGAGCTGACCGGGCGGCGGAATAACGGTGTGCCTGTGTCCCTTTCCGTATCAACAGGAGCAGAGAATGGCAGTGATTGACCTTTCGCAGTTGCCTGCACCGCAGATTGTGGATGTGCCGGACTTTGAGACACTGCTTGCCGAACGCAAGGCAGAATTTGTGGCGCTTCATCCGAAAGATGAGCAGGAAGCCGTGATCCGCACGCTGGAACTGGAATCTGAACCCGTCACTAAATTGTTGCAGGAGAACGCTTACCGTGAGTTGCTTCTGCGCCAGCGCATTAACGAAGCCGCGCAGGCGGTGATGGTGGCTTACGCGATGGGCGGCGATCTTGACCAGCTCGCTGCCAACTACAACGTGACACGCCTGACGGTGACGCCTGCTGATAATGATGCTGTGCCGCCCGTTGCAGCTGTGATGGAAAGCGATGAAGCGTTACGCCTGCGTGTGCCTGCAGCCTTTGAAGGGCTTTCAGTTGCGGGGCCAACTGCAGCTTATGAATTTCATGCCCGAAGCGCCGACGGTCGGGTGGCGGATGCCAGTGCAACCAGCCCGGCACCTGCAGAGGTGGTGCTGACAGTCCTTAGCCGCGAAGGCGATGGAACTGCAGAAAAAGACCTGCTGGACGTGGTGGAAAAAGCTCTGAACAGTGAGAACGTCCGCCCGGTGGCTGACCGTCTTACGGTTCGCAGCGCAGAAATCATCCCGTATCGCGTGGAAGCCACCATTTTTCTCTATCCGGGACCGGAAGCAGAGCCGGTAATGGCAGCGGCAAAAGCCAGCCTGCAGAAGTACATCGCCAGTCAGACGCGTCTTGGTCGGGATATTCGCCGTAGCGCCATCTTTGCCGCCCTGCATGTTGAGGGTGTGCAGCGTGTGGAGCTGGCTTCTCCTCTGGCGGATGTGGTCCTGAACAAAACACAGGCGGCATCATGTACGCAGTGGAGCGTAACCAACGGAGGAACGGATGAATAGTCTGCTGCCACCGGGTTCAACACCACTGGAGCGCCGACTGGCGCAAACCTGCAGCGGGATTTCTGATCTGCAGGTGCCGCTTCGTGACTTGTGGAATCCGGCAACCTGTCCGGTCAGTTTCCTGCCTTATCTCGCCTGGGCGTTCTCTGTGGATCGCTGGGACGAGGGCTGGACAGAAAGCGTCAAGCGCCAGGTGGTGAAGGATGCTTTTTATATTCATCAGCATAAAGGGACCACCAGTGCCGTGCGGCGGGTGGTGGAGCCGTTCGGCTTTCTGATCCGCATTATTGAGTGGTGGCAAACCGGAGAGGCACCGGGCACGTTTCGCCTGGATATCGGCGTGCAGGACCAGGGCATCACTGAAGATACCTATCTGGAACTTGAGCGACTGATAAGCGATGCCAAACCATGTAGCCGCCACATGATCGGCATGTCCATCAATCTGCAGACCAGCGGCCCGCATTGGGTGGGAGCCGCCAGCTATATTGGCGAAGAAATCACGATCTATCCGTATATCAACGAAACGATTATTTCCGGTGGCACCGCGCATGAAGGCGGGGCGGTCCATGTTATTGACACAATGAGAGTGAATCCATGAGCACAAAATTTTATACCCTGCTGACGGATATTGGCGCGGCGAAACTTGCCAGCGCCGCCGCGCTCGGTGTGCCGCTAAAAATTACCCATATGGCGGTGGGCGATGGCGGCGGAGCATTGCCGACGCCGGACGCAAAGCAGACGGCACTGGTAAATGAGAAACGCCGGGCTGCGCTGAATATGCTCTATATCGACCCGCAGAACAGCAGCCAGATTATTGCTGAACAGGTGATCCCTGAAAACGAGGGCGGTTGGTGGATACGTGAAGTGGGCCTGTTTGATGAGTCAGGGGCATTGATTGCCGTGGGGAACTGCCCGGAAAGCTATAAACCGCAACTGGCTGAAGGCAGCGGGCGTACCCAGACCGTGCGCATGGTGCTGATTACCAGCAGCACGGACAATATCACCCTGAAAATCGCCCCTGCCGTAGTGCTGGCAACCCGCAAGTATGTGGATGACAAGGTACTGGAGCTGAAGGTGTACGTGGATGATCAGATGGCAAAACATCTTGCCGCACCGGACCCGCATTCACAGTATGCACCCAAAGAAAGTCCGACGTTTACCGGGACACCAAAAGCGCCAACGCCAGCGGCAGGGAATAACACCACGCAGGTTGCGACCACCGCGTTTGTTCAGGCGGCACTGACGGCCCTGATTAATGGTGCGCCAGCCACGCTGGACACGCTGAAAGAATTAGCCGCAGCCATTAACAATGATCCGAAATTCAGTACCACCATTAACAATGCGCTGGCACTGAAAGCGCCGCTGTCAAGTCCGGCACTCACCGGAACGCCAACAGCCCCCACTGCCGCACAGTCGGTTAACAATACACAGATTGCCACCACGGCTTTTGTGAAATCGGCAATTGCAGCAATGGTGGGGTCAGCACCTGCTGCACTGGATACACTGAACGAACTGGCGGCGGCACTGGGGAATGATCCGAACTTTGCCACGACAATGCTTAATGCGCTGGCAGGTAAACAACCGCTGGACAATACGCTGACTAATTTGAGTGGAAAGGATGTCGCTGGTCTTCTCTCATACCTTGGTTTAGGAGAAGCGGCGAAAAGGGATGTGGGCACAGGAGATAATCAGATACCGGATATGTCTTTCTGGTCTTCCGCATCGGGTGGCGTTAATTTCCCTAATGGATTCCAGATGCGATTCGGTGCTATCGCTGGTAATGGTGGAAAATTATTTTCTACGCCATTTACAAATCAGTGCTATGGCATTGTTTTCGGACAAACATATGGAGCCAACTACTGGATGTTCAGCCCGATGTACAGAGCATCTGATCTGAGTAATACCAGTTTTGCATTCATTAACAAAGCCTGGTCTGGAATTCCGGGGACAGGTGCTCAGGACGCTGGTGAATCAGTTTTTTATATTGCAGTAGGGTATTAATATGGAAATGGTTTATAGCGCCTCAAATAATAGTTTTTTCGCTAAAAATGATGTGGCGAAATATGAACAGGCCGGATGGGAACTTGCTGATATTGTCGAAGTGACATATGACACTTACCTGGAATTTATTGAAGACAGAACGTTGCAAGGGAAAGTACGCATCGCGGGTGATGATGGCCTTCCCACCTGGGGGGAAATTCCACCGCCAACTCATGAGGAACAAATTGCCGCAGCCGAACTGGAAAAGCAGCAATTGATTAATCAGGTCAACGAATACATAAACAGTAAGCAATGGCCTGGTAAAGCAGCGATTGGTCGCCTAAAAGGTGAGGAACTGGCGCAATATAATTTGTGGCTGGATTATCTGGACGCACTGGAACTGGTTGATACCTCCAGTGCTCCAGATATTGAATGGCCTACGCCTCCGGCAGTTCAGGCCAGATGACGTCCGGCGCTGTGCTGGTATCTGTTGCCGTCACCGCATCAATGTAATCCAGCACAGCGTTAAGTCGGGTGTTTTCTGTCTGCGTCAGCTTCCGCCCGGCCTGCAATTTCAGTTGAATCAGACTAATGGAAGCCATTGCAGTATCAATCAGTGACTGACGCTGTGCTTCTGCCGCGTCTAGTGCGGCGCTATGCTGTGCCTCAGTATCTGTCACCCATTTCTCACCATCCCATTCATCGTATGGCGTTAACGGGGCGATAGTGGTTGTATTTTCAGGGTAATCACCTGGTGCTGTGATTTCTTTTGATTCTCCTGTTTCGGTGCTAAAAACGATTTCACCGCGATGGTCTGGCACATATTCCCATGAGTTAAAATCTGCAGAACGGCAGATTGCATAACCAGCTTTACGTGTAACTGGTGAATCTAAACAGGAATATGCAGGGATACCGACACCAATGGCAAGATATTCATTTGAAGTAGAAATATATTCCCGAGTTTTACCATCATAGTTATAGACGGTAATATTCCCCGCCTTCGTGGCAATAAGCTCGCTATTTAATACGGCGTTATCCATTATGCAGCCCTTACGATATAGTTAAATGCAATATTTCGTGGACGGGTTTCGCTCCCGCCATATGATGATGTAAATCCCGAATATGCCCGGTGTCCCGCATCCGTCGTATTAGCCCAGGAAGGACCGCTAGAAGTATAGATGACCCCATTGTAATCATGGCCGTGTGCCTCAATGCTCCCGTCCTGAGCAGACAGGAGAGTCCGTCCTGAATCAATTCCTCTTCCATCATCCCACCCACGAATGAATTCGCCGCGTAAATCTGGCAATTTATTTGTCGGATAAACTTTTGCCAGTTCCGGATACTCTTCGGCAGAAAAAGCTGCACCGTTGCATTTCAGCCAGCCTGTTGGCGGTGTGACTGAAGGCCACGGAACAGGCACACCTACGGGTAATGCAGAGCCTTCTCCTAAACCAACGTTTATGAAAATGCAGAGATAACGGGCAACAGGCATCATCTCCGGTTTTTATTCAGGGGGATACTCATGCTTATTGGCTATGTACGCGTGTCAACAAATGACCAGAACACGGAATTGCAGCGTAACGCGCTGGAGTGCGCAGGATGCGAGCGGATTTTTGAGGATAAAATCAGCGGCACGAAGTCCGACCGACCGGGACTGAAAAAACTGCTCAGAACACTATCGGCAGGAGACACGCTGGTTGTCTGGAAGCTGGACAGGTTGGGGCGCAGTATGCGGCATCTTGTTACGCTGATAGAAGAGTTGCGCCAGCGTGGCGTGAATTTCCGAAGCCTGACTGACAGTATTGATACCAGTACCCCAATGGGCCGTTTCTTTTTTCATGTCATGGGTGCCCTGGCTGAAATGGAACGCGAACTGATAGTTGAACGTACCAGGGCAGGGCTGGCTGCAGCTCGTGTTAAAGGCAGAGTAGGTGGACGCCGTCCTAAGTTGACCAGCGAACAGTGGGCACAGATTGGGCGTTTACTCGAGGCCGGAGAATCAAGACAGCGTATTGCACTGATTTTTGATGTAGGCGTTTCTACCATTTATCGAAAATTTCCGGCAAATAAGAGCAATGAATCTCCCTGACTCAGCTTTATTTTGATTATCCCTGAAAGCAGACAAATACCGTCATTTTGTGTGAATAACGGTACAACTGCGCTTAGCTGTTTGTCAGGCACAATCACTTCAACATAGGGCGAAGCCTAATCCAATCAGGAGGTTCGCCACTATGGCTCAGGATTACCACCACGGGGTGCGCGTTGTTGAAGTCAACGAAGGCACTCGATCCATTACTACGGTGAGCACCGCCATCGTGGGCATGGTCTGCACGGGCGATGATGCCGATGCAAAAATGTTCCCTCTTAATAAACCCGTGCTGATCACTGATGTGCTTACTGCCAGCGGTAAAGCGGGTGAGTCCGGTACGCTGGCCCGTTCGCTGGATGCCATCGCTGACCAGGCAAAACCCGTGACCGTTGTTGTGCGTGTGCCGCAGGGTGAAACGGAAGACGAAACCACGACCAATATCATCGGCGCAGTGACTGCTGAAGGTAAAAAAACAGGTATGAAAGCCCTGTTATCTGCCCAGTCACAGCTCGGCGTTAAACCGCGCATTCTCGGCGTGCCAGGCCACGACACCAAGGCGGTAGCTACTGAGTTGCTGAGCGTGGCGCAAAGCCTGCGTGGATTTGCTTACCTGTCAGCATATGGCTGCAAGACGGTACAGGAGGCGATCACTTACCGTGAAAACTTTAGCCAGCGCGAAGGGATGCTGATCTGGCCTGACTTTACTGGCTGGGACACTGTGCTGAATGCCGAAGCAACGGCATATGCCACCGCCCGTGCGCTTGGTCTGCGCGCCAAAATTGACGAGCAAACCGGATGGCACAAAAGCCTGTCCAACGTGGGCGTGAACGGTGTCACCGGAATTTCTGCAGATGTGTTCTGGGATCTGCAGGACCCGGCAACCGATGCAGGTCTGCTGAACCAGAACGACGTCACCACGCTTGTGCGCAAGGATGGTTTTCGCTTCTGGGGTTCCCGCTGTCTGAGCGATGATCCGCTCTTTGCCTTCGAAAACTACACCCGCACGGCGCAGGTGCTGATGGACACGATGGCAGAAGCGCACATGTGGGCGGTGGACAAACCGCTGAATCAGTCGCTGGCCCGCGACATTATCGAAGGTATCCGCGCCAAAATGCGCAGCCTGGTCAGTCAGGGCTATCTCATTGGTGGTGATTGCTGGCTGGACGAGTCGGTGAACGATAAAGACACGCTGAAAGCCGGGAAGCTCACCATCGACTACGACTACACGCCAGTGCCGCCACTTGAAAATCTGATGCTGCGCCAGCGCATCACCGATCAGTATCTGGTGAATTTTGCCAGCCAGGTCAGCGCGTAAGGGGACAACATGGCTTTACCACGCAAATTAAAACATCTGAACCTGTTTAACGACGGGAACAACTGGCAGGGGATCGTAGAGTCGCTGACGCTGCCGAAATTCACCCGCAAATATGAGAAGTATCGCGGCGGCGGAATGCCAGGTGCAGTGGATGTGGATCTGGGGCTTGATGACAGTGCGCTGGACACAGAATTTTCCATTGGTGGTACTGAACTGCTGCTGTTTAAGCAGATGGGCAAAGCCACGGTGGATGGCATCCAGTTGCGCTTTACCGGCTCTATCCAGCGTGACGATACCGGGGAAGTGCAGGCCGTGGAGCTTGTGGTGCGTGGACGTCACAAAGAAGTTGACTCTGGTGAGTGGAAGACGGGCGAAAGCAACACCACCAAAGTGACCAGTACCAACAGCTACGCGAAGCTGACCATCAATGGTGAGGTGCTCTATGAAGTGGACCTTATCAACATGGTGGAAATTGTGGACGGTGTGGACCTGATGGAAGCGCACCGCAACGCACTCGGCCTCTGATGTATCTGAACGGCGCGGAATGCCGCGCCAGAACCCAATTTACAGGACAGCAAAATGAGCGATAAGCAGACTGAAAAGACCATTCAACTGGATACCCCCATCAAGCGCGGTAAAACAGAAATCACCGAAATTGTGCTGCGTAAACCGCAGTCCGGTGCGCTGCGCGGTACACGCCTGCAGGCCATTATGGATATGGATGTAAACGCGATGATGACCGTGATCCCCCGCATCTCCAGTCCGGCACTGACCGCACAGGAAATTGCAGAGATGGACCCGGCAGATCTCACCGCTATGTCGGTTGAGGTTGTCACTTTTTTGTTGAAGAAGTCGGTACTTGCCGGTTTACCGACAGCCTGACGGTTGACGATCTGGTGGCAGATATCGCCACCATTTTTCACTGGCCGCCATCCGTTACTGACGTTATGCCGCTGACCGAAGTGCTGGAATGGCGGTATAAAGCGATTCAGAGAAGCGGGGCCAACGATGAGTGATAATAACCTGCGCCTGCAGGTCATTCTTAATGCGGTTGACAAACTCACCCGCCCATTCCGTGCTGCACAGGCCAGTTCGAAAGAGCTGGCTGGCGCAATTCAGAATACCCGAAACAGCCTCAAAGAACTGAATAAGCAGGCTGGCAGAATTGATGAATTTCGCAAGACGCGCTCGCAACTAGCCATAACAGCCAACAACCTGAACGCAGCCCGCGAAGAGGCGGCAAAACTCGCCACACAATTTGCTGCCACTAACAGGCCAACCGCCGCGCAGGCAAAGTTATTCAGTCAGGCCAAAACACGAGTACAGGAACTTCAGCAGACCTATAACGGCTTGTTGGGGGCGGTCCAGAGACAACGTCAGGCACTTAAAGAATCAGGGATTGATACCAGACAACTCAGTAGTGCCCAGCGAGAACTTAAGAAAAATGCTGAAGAAACAAGGCAGGCACTGGAGGGCCAGCAAAAAGCACTTAAACGTCTGGGTGAACAACAGGCACGGATGAACGCTGCCAGAGAACAATACTCAAGACGGCTTGAAGTGCGCGATCGCATTGCAGGAGCCGGAGCCACTACCACGGCTGCAGGGCTGGCAATGGGTGCGCCAGTGATGGCAGCAGTAAAAAGCTATACCAGCATGGAAGATGCCATGAAAGGTGTGGCAAAGCAGGTCAATGGTCTGCGTGATGATAATGGCAACCGCACTGCGCGTTTTTACGAAATGCAGGATGCCATCAAGGCTGCCAGCGAACAGTTGCCGATGGAAAACGGTGCTGTGGACTTTGCCGCACTGGTTGAAGGTGGTGCGCGCATGAACGTCGCAAATCCTGACGACAGCTGGGAAGACCAGAAACGTGACCTGCTGGCCTTCGCCAGTACGGCAGCAAAGGCTGCAACAGCCTTTGAGCTGCCAGCGGATGAACTGTCAGAAAGTCTGGGGAAAATCGCCCAGCTCTACAAAATCCCTACCCGCAATATTGAACAGCTCGGTGATGCGCTGAACTATCTGGATGATAACGCCATGTCGAAAGGGGCAGACATCATTGATGTCATGCAACGTCTGGGCGGTGTGGCTGACCGTCTGGATTATCGTAAAGCGGCGGCGCTGGGTTCCACCTTCCTGACACTGGGCGCTGCGCCGGAGGTTGCAGCCAGTGCAGCAAACGCGATGGTGCGTGAATTGTCCATTGCCACCATGCAGAGCAAGAGTTTCTTTGAAGGGATGAATCTGCTGAAACTCAATCCTGAAGTGATTGAAAAGCAGATGACGAAGGATGCGATGGGAACTATCCAGCGTGTGCTGGAGAAGGTGAACGCACTGCCGCAGGATAAGCGTCTGTCTGCCATGACCATGTTGTTTGGTAAAGAGTTTGGAGATGACGCGGCGAAACTGGCAAACAACCTTCCGGAACTGCAGCGCCAGTTAAAACTGACAGCGGGCAATGATGCGCTCGGTTCCATGCAGAAAGAATCCGACATCAACAAAGACTCACTTTCTGCTCAGTGGTTGCTGGTCAAAACCGGAGCGCAGAACACCTTCAGCAGCCTGGGCGAAACGCTGCGCCAGCCGCTGATGGATATTCTGTACACGGTGAAAAGCATCACGGGGTCGTTGCGCCGCTGGGTGGAAGCTAACCCGGAACTGACAGGCACACTGATAAATGTAGCGGCTGTTGGGCCTGCCGTTACCGTGGGCCTCGGCACCTTAGCGGTGGCGCTGGCTGCAGTGCTGGGGCCGCTGGCAGTCATCCGTCTGGGATTCTCTGTGCTGGGTATCAAAACGTTACCTTCCGTTACGGCAGCAGTAACACGAACCAGCAGCGCGTTGTCTTGGTTAGCTGGCGCTCCACTGGCACTGCTGCGACGCAGGCTTGCTTCATCGGGCAACGCAGCGGGTTTACTTACTGCGCCGTTGTCGTCTTTGCGCCGCACGGCATCACTGACGGGGAATGTCCTGAAAACTGTAGCAGGTGCGCCGGTTGCACTGTTGCGGTCTGGATTATCCGCTTTACGTGCTGTTGCTGTGATGTTTATGAATCCTCTGGCGGTACTGCGCGGTGGACTGCCAGCCGCAGGCGCGGTGCTGCGAGTGCTGGCATCCGGCCCGCTGGCGATGCTGCGCGTTGCTCTGTATGCCATATCTGGTCTGTTAGGCGCTCTGCTCAGTCCGATAGGTCTTGTGGTTACTGCACTGGCGGGCGTGGCGCTGGTTGTCTGGAAATACTGGCAACCCATCACCGCATTTCTTGGTGGCGTGGTGGAAGGATTCAAAGCGGCGGCAGGTCCCATCAGTGCAGCGTTCGAACCACTTAAGCCTGTGTTTCAGTGGATTGGCGACAAAGTGCAGGCGCTGTGGGGCTGGTTTACTGATCTGCTGACACCCGTTAAGTCGACCTCTGCCGAACTGCAGAGCGCAGCGGCAATGGGGCGGAGATTCGGGGAGGCACTGGCGGAAGGGCTGAATATGGTCATGCATCCGCTGGACTCCCTGAAATCCGGCGTTTCCTGGTTGCTGGATAAACTCGGCATTGTCAGTAAAGAGGCTGCAAAGGCGAAACTGCCGGAAAGCGTGACGCGTCAGCAACCTGCGACGGTGAATGCAGACGGTAAAGTGATGATGCCATCGGGTGGTTTTCCGTCATGGGGATATGGCTTTGCGGGGATGTATGACAGCGGCGGCTATATCCCGCGCGGGCAGTTTGGCATCGTCGGTGAAAACGGGCCGGAAATTGTTAACGGCCCGGCAAATGTGACCAGCCGGAGAAATACAGCTGCACTGGCTGCCGTTGTTGCCGGAATGATGGGCGTTGCTGCCGCGCCTGCAGAGCTTCCACCGTTGCATCCGTTGGCGCTTCCCGCGAAAGGCGGTGAAGCGATGGTGAGTCGTGCAGCTACTGTGCCGCCCATTTACCGGATTGAAGCACCGACGCAGATCATCATCCAGACACAGCCAGGACAAAGTGCGCAGGATATTGCGCGGGAGGTGGCCCGCCAGCTTGATGAACGTGAACGCAGGCTGAAGGCAAAAGCCAGGAGTAACTACAGCGATCAGGGGGGATACGACGCATGATGATGGTACTGGGATTGTACGTGTTTATGCTGCGCACCGTGCCGTATCAGGAACTGCAGTATCAACGTAGCTGGCGACATGCGGCAAACAGTCGGGTAAACCGTCGTCCGTCCACGCAGTTTCTGGGACCGGACAACGACATGCTGACGCTTTCCGGTGTTCTTATGCCGGAGATAACAGGCGGCAGGCTGTCGTTGCTGGCACTGGAGCAGATGGCAGAACAGGGGAAAGCATGGCCCCTGATTGAAGGCAGCGGCACGATTTATGGCATGTATGTGATTGAGGGACTGAATCAGACTAAAACGGAGTTTTTCCGCGACGGTATGCCGCGCCGGATTGAGTTCACCCTGTTGCTCAAACGGGTGGATGAATCCCTGTCCGATATGTTCGGTGATCTCAGTGCGCAGCTGAATAATCTGCAGGGAACGGCAACATCTGCCTTAAGCGATATCAGTAAAACGGTGGGAGGGCTTCTGTCGTGAATTTCAGCTCTGAACTGCTTAACAAAGGCAACAAAACTCCCGCATTCAGCATCAGTATTGAGGGCAGGGATATCACCACTGTGCTGGATAACCGCCTGATGAGTTTGACGCTGACGGACAATCGGGGCTTTGAAGCGGACCAGCTTGATCTGGAGCTGGACGACGCCGACGGAAAAATCGTGCTGCCGCGCCGTGGTGCGGTCATTACGCTGGCGCTGGGCTGGAAGGGGCAGCCGCTTTTCCCGAAAGGGGCATTCACGGTGGACGAGATTGAACACACTGGCGCACCGGACCGCCTGACTATCCGGGCGCGAAGTGCTGATTTTCGGGAAACGCTGAATACCCGCCGTGAAAAATCGTGGCATAACACCACCATCGGGGAAGTGGTGAAGGAAATAGCCGCGCGGCACAAGCTGAAGATGGCACTGGGTAAAGACCTGTCGGATAAGCCCGTGGAGCATATAGACCAGACTAATGAGAGTGACGGCAGTTTTTTGATGCGGCTGGCGCGCCAGTACGGTGCCATTGCATCGGTGAAAAATGGCAATCTGTTATTCATCCGGCAGGGACAGGGCAAAAGCGCCAGCGGTAAACCACTGCCGGTGATTACTATCACACGTAAGGACGGCGACAGTCACCGCTTTACCCTGGCAGATCGCGGAGCTTACACGGGGGTAATTGCCAGCTGGTTGCATACCCGCGAACCCGCGAAGAAAGAAAGCACTACGGTGAAGCGTAAGCGCAGGACTAAGAAGCAGAAGAAAGAGCCGGAAGAGAAGCAGGGCGATTACCTGGTGGGTACGGATGAAAACGTGCTGGTACTTAATCGCACTTATGCCAACCGGAGCAACGCCGAACGGGCAGCGAAAATGCAGTGGGAACGCCTGCAACGCGGCGTTGCATCATTCTCGCTACAACTGGCGGAAGGGCGGGCAGATCTCTACACAGAAATGCCTGTGAAGGTCAGTGGCTTTAACCAGCCGATAGATGATGCGGAATGGACCATTACGACTCTGACGCATACCGTCAGCCCCGATAACGGTTTTACAACCAGTCTGGAGCTTGAAGTGAGGATTGATGATTTCGAAATGGAATGATTCTTCGCAATGGAGAACTTTTAAGTTTGCAAAATGGAATAATGCGGTATCATTATTGTGAATTTAGCAAAAATGGGGAGAACTCGAAAAATGATGATTTGCCCACTGTGTGGAAGTGCCGCCCATACTCGCAGCAGTTTTCAGGTATCTTCATTGACCAAAGAGCGTTACAACCAGTGCCAGAACATTAACTGCAGCCATACTTTTGTTACCCATGAAACTTTTGTTCGTTCGATTGCAACGCCAAAAGAGTCAAATCCGGTTCAGCCGCATCCAATGAAATCAGGACAGGTGGCGCTCTCTCTTTGACGCTGCCGCCATTTTGTCGCCATCGTTAAAAAACAGTGCTTCTAACATCATGATTTTAAACATCTTAAATTTCAGGCAACAAAAAACCCATCAACCTTGAACCGAAATGGCGGGGTTGATGGGCTCCACAAAATGGGGACATCAAAGAAAAGCAGTGGCACTAATTAAGACTGATGCCCTGCGGAAAAGTTCTGCGGTTGTGCAAAAAAATTTCATTTTCAGGGCAACTTCAGTTTTATCCTAATCCTGGCCATACCATGACGATGATTGTCCCTGCCAGCGTCAGCAGGACGTTGGCGATTGCATAGGTGCCCGCATAGCCCAGCGCCGGGATGTTACTGCGAGCTGTATCACTGATGATCTCCATTGCCGGCGCGCAGGTGCGTGCGCCCATCATTGCGCCGAACAACAGTGCGCGGTTCATTCGCAATACATAAGCACCGAACAAGAAACAGATAACCACTGGCACAAGACTGACAATCAATCCGGCAATCAACATCTGACCGCCAATCGCGCCCAGGCCGTTATTAATACCGCTACCGGCGCTCAGACCACCCCCTGCCATAAACACCATTAAGCCGAACTCTTTCACCATGCTTAATGCACCCTGCGGAATGTAACCGAAGGTCGGGTGGTTAGCGCGCATAAATCCCAGCATAATTCCGGCGAATAACAACCCGGCAGCGTTCCCCATGCCGAAACTGAATGTGCTGAACTGGAAGGTGATCATCCCGATCATCAGCCCAATAACAAAGAAGGCGCAGAATGCCAGCAAGTCAGTGACCTGGCTGTGAATCGAGATAAAGCCGATGCGATCGGCGATGGTTTTTACGCGACGGGCATCGCCGCTGACTTGTAAAACGTCACCTTTGTTAAGCACGACGTTGTCATCTATCGGCATCTCAATCTGGCTACGAATGACGCGGTTAAGGAAGCAACCGTGATCGGTCAACTTCAGTTGTGCGAGACGTTTGCCCACGGCGTTATGGTTTTTAACGACCACTTCTTCAGTGACGATACGCATGTCGAGAAGGTCACGATCGAAAACTTCTTTGCCGTTACGGAAGCTGGGATCGAGTCGTGCGTGGGCGTCGGGATAGCCTACCAACGCTATTTCATCGCCCATTTGTAGCACAGCATCACCGTCTGGATTCGCCAGAATCCCGTTACGTCGAATACGTTCAATGTAGCAGCCAGTTTGTCGATAAATACCCAGTTCACGCAGATTTTTGCCGTCGGTCCAGGCCACCAGCTCCGGGCCGACGCGGTAGGCGCGGATCACCGGTAAATAAACCTTACGGTTGGCATCAGTGTCCAGGCCACGTTCGCGGGCGATTTGCTGGGCGCTGGTCTGTAAGTCCTGATGCTGCAATTTCGGCAAGTAACGCGCACCAACAATCAAACTCACCAGACCGATTAAATAGGTTAAGGCATACCCGAGGCTCAGATTATCCAGTGCCAGTGAGAGCTGCCTGCTTTCCATGCCGGAATGACGCAGTGTATCGCCAGCACCGACCAGAACCGGTGTCGACGTCATAGAGCCAGCTAACATACCGGCCGTCAGGCCAATATCCCAGCCAAACAGCTTACCTAACCCTAAGGCGATCACCAGCGCACTGCCAACCATCACCAGTGCTAACATTAGGTAATTTTTCCCATCGCGAAAAAAAATGGAAAAAAAGTTCGGTCCGGCTTCGACCCCGACGCAGAAAATAAACAGCATAAAGCCAAGATTAAGCGCGTCGGTGTTAATGCTGAAATGTTGTTGGCCTAATAACAGCGATACGACTAAAACGCCAATGGAATTACCCAGTTGGATCGAACCAAGTCGTAATTTCCCGAGACATAGCCCAAGCGCGAGGACCACAAATAATAACAGAATGTAATTCCCATTTAACAATTCGGCGACGTTTATATTCACGGAGGCTAACTTCTTGTTTACTAGTAAGCTGTTGAAAGAAATGGTAATTTACGATAATGTTTTTTACCAGAATTCAGGGCGCAGATTCATTCAGCGCACCTAAAAGATAGTAAAGTAACAATATATTTTACTAGTGTAATCACATTAGGTATCAACGGCTATATGAATTGCGTTGGCCTATATTAGCATGGAATGCGAAGCGGCTTTATCTTACTGAACGCCACACTGGCGAAAAATGTGTTCGATAGACGCAGTGTCAGGAGGAACGAGTGAAACATAAACAACGTTGGGCGGGGGCAATCTGCTGTTTTGTCCTCTTCATTGTGGTGTGTCTTTTTCTGGCGACGCACATGAAAGGCGCTTTTCGGACTGCCGGGCATCCTGAAATCGGTTTGCTATTTTTCATTCTTCCTGGTGCAGTTGCCAGCTTCTTTTCACATCGTAGAGAAGTCCTGAAACCTCTGTTTGGCGCAATGCTGGCGGCACCCTGTTCGATGCTCATTATGCGGCTGTTTTTTTCACCGACGCGCTCATTCTGGCAAGAGCTGGCATGGTTATTAAGTGCGGTGTTCTGGTGTGCGCTGGGGGCATTGTGTTTCTTATTTATCAGTAGTTTGTTTAAACCACAGCACAGAAAAAATCAATAAAGCCCTCAACGCGAGGGCTTGTCAGACGATCAGGCGTCCAGATTCTCTTTCGCCCATGCAGCAAAATCGGTATAGCCGCCGATATGTTGCTGATCGACAAAAATCTGCGGCACGGTTTCTACGGGTTTACCTGCCTTTTGTTGTAGATCTTCTTTAGTGATCCCTTCCGCACGAATATCTACATACTGATACTGGAAATCATCGCGTTCATTGCTCAATTTCTCAGCCAGATCTTTTGCACGCACACAGTAAGGGCAACCCGGACGACCAAAAATAACGGTTTGCAT